CGAGATGCTCAGGAGTCTCGTGGGCTCGGAGATGTGTATAAGAGACAGGTAAATATACCATCATCTGTCAGTTCCGTCAATGTTTTCCTCACCCTTTTTCCTTTATCATTTACCTTATAGAGTTTTTCTAATTCCTCATCCGTAGAAATAACACCGGATTCGATAAGAGCCAGTCGCTGTTTCCCCGCCTCACCGCCACCGAAATATTTTATCTGATCTTCCCGGTCTTTTGCCTTTAACCAGTCAAGTTTTACTGTGTCCTCATCAATCCCCGCCTTTGCCTTATTCTTTGCATCCAGTTCTTTTTCCCATTCATCATCCATTTCGTCAATCGCTTCCTGCTGTAGCCGCTGCCTCTCTTCAAGAGATAAGCCAAGAATATCTTCATCAACTACAGGCTGACAAATACAATGGCAGTTAATACTTTCCTCCGGTGGCAAGCTGGTATCGCGGGGGTACATCGGATGGTGTGTGCCTTTTTTTATCCCCTCTAATTCAAACGGTTCATTTACGGGAACGTGCTGACCGTTCATTTTGACATGGTTCTCTCGCGGGTCATTTCGGTAACTGCCCGTATGTTTCCACATTTTTTCAGTAACTGCCGGACTCTGCATAAATGCCTCTTGCTGTGCCACGCTATGCGCACGAAGGACTTCGGTAACAGCAACGCGCCGCGCCTTGTAATATTCATCCCGGATTCCACTGTCAAGGATCTCGCGGGTAAATGCTGCAATTCCTTTCCCGTCCTTCAGTCCCTTTTCAAGGATACGCTCGATTTCATTATGGCTGTTAAGTTTCATTATGTCGCCAAGGTTTTTACTCCAGTTTTTTACCCATGCCGTCGTGCGCTTTGATACCTGTAACAGTGTAAGATCTCTATCCGTCTGCGCGATATAGTATTCAACAAACTCTGGCATAAACTTGTCAAAGTTCTCCGTAAAAACAGTTACAAGCTTATCTTTTACTGTGTCATTCAGCTTTACTCCTGGCCAGATATCCTCCGCAAAGGTTTCAAGGTCAATTGCTTTTTCTGCTTCTGAAAGAATATAGTCGGTTTCCTCCAAAAGAGCCTCCGCAACCCCATCTTCGATATCTTGTATATATTCGACAGTCTTTTCCGACTCTAAAAAGCCCTGCATTTCAAGTTCGTCCGAGAGGTCATTGTCTACTTTTTGAATATATGCATCAATGGCTTTGATCAAGGGTCTGCAATTTACACACATCATCAGCCCCCCTTATCCATTTTGAGAAGCAGCCGCTTGACCTCTTTCATCACCGCGACAATTGCGTCGTCATGTTCACCTGCTGCCTTTTCAATTTGTTTTTGTAGGCTTGTGGTAAGAGAACCAAGGTCAAAGCCTGTGCTGCCCTGCGTCTTGTTATAGGCAAGCGGAATGTTACCCCATTCCTCCGAGTAATCCTCTGCTACTTCTCCATATGCCTCAAAGAGGATTTGCTTTGCTTTATTCGGGGTCAGACCTCCTGCATTATTGCATACCGTAAGCAGCTTGTAGAGATCGTCCGGATTACTTACATTCGGTTCAAGGAAATATGCCTCGACATACTGGAACTGATAGCCATTCAAAAGGCGGTTGTTAATCGCCCAAGCAAGACTTTTGCGCTCTGGCTGGAATACCTGCTCCTCCGTAACCTCCTGCGCCGTCTGCGCTGTGGCCCGGTTGAAGTCCGTCGTATAGCCAACATAGAGGTCGGGGAGCTGGAAAGCAGACTGCACTTTCCGGCGGTTGTTGTCAAGATAGCCTTGAAAAAGCTCGTCTTTTTGGAGAATGCTCGCAAGGTCTTTAATCTCAATATCTGATTTCTCCTGCTGCTCGAAGTCCGTGTGCCCGTCAGAGCTTTCCGTTTCCAGAATGATAAAGGCGTGTTGCCCTGCCTCTCCCTTAATGTCATTCATATAACCTTGCAGCTTTTCAAAACTGTCGTCGGTAAGGGTTCCGTTCTTGACAATAATCATCAGTGGGGTATGCCGCCCATTGCGGAAATAATTGTTATTCAGATTTTCTGCTTTCCGGCTACCGTCCACGCCAAGCACCTGCCCTATCCAGCGGACTTCCCCGTATGGCTCCGTTCCAATGGCAAACTCCATAATCTCGTTGGCCTGATAGTCCAGCTCAAGGGTTTCGCCGTCCTCAAGGTATTTGCCGTCCCTGCGATCCATAATGCGGGGATCGCCAAATTCCCGGAAATATACCGTTTTTCCCCCTATCTCCTGCCGATATTTGCAATAGCGTTTCTTTCGCTCAAGCTGCTGACCGTGGTAGTAATATATTGATGGGATATAGGGTGCAAGGGGCTTTGTCTTGCGGATGGAGGGGGTGTCTTTGATAAAATCAATCTGCACCACTTCCCCCGCCAGATTGCGGATTACTTCAAGATAAGCAATCCCGTAAGTTTCCCGTGCCTCCACAATGTCCTCGAAGACTTCTTTCGTGTCCTGCTCAATATTTAACAGCTCTATGATCTCCTGCGCCCGACTAAACTCCGCTGCCTTTTCCGGGGTTTCCTCCCCGTCCTCAATATATCTTACACCAATCCCAAATCCAGCGATATTGTTCTTGTAGGCGCGAATGCATTGGGGGAGAATGGTGCTGTTCTTCACCAAGTTTCGAAGTCCTCTAAGGTCATTCGACGGGGTGATCCAATCTCCCGCGCTATACACTTCCTGTTCCGATAATTGAACGGAAGTATCTGCTTTCTCAATGGATGCTTGCCGCCCTTGTTCTTTAATTATGCGCACCTGCTGTCTTGCTTTCGCTTTAGCCATTCTTTCTCACCCCTTTCCTTTTTGGTGGTTTTACTGGCAGACAAAGAAGTAATACACAGTCTGCTTCGTCCGGGGAGGGCAGTCCCCGCTTTTTCATTGCCTCTTTACTTTCTATTTTGATTTTTCCGACTTCTGTAAGAAAATACTTCCTGCTGGAAAGCTGCGCGACAAGATCGTTGTCATTCGGAAGGATCAGTTCCACGGTTTTTTGCGCCCCAGTGTCCTCATCAAACGGCTGTAACAGCTTTTTGACTGTTGCCATCATGTAGGTCGTACTGTCATGATAATATTTATGCTTTATCTTCTGACCAAAAAGTACCGGATAAATCTCCAACCACCAAAAGCGTTCTGGATTATTTCGCTTGATTTGTTTTAGACGATCTACTACACCGCCACCTACTCCCCCATCATCTACCTTGACCGGAATAGGACTGTCTGTTTGTGGATTGAGTTTATACCGATGTACCAGCATTTCCCCAAGTAAAATAATATCATCCGCTGTCTTCATGGTATCCTGTCCCTGCCGCTTTTTATAAAACTCTGCTTTCTCATCTATCTTATATCCGATTACTGTCTTATCATCACCAAATCTGGCTACATCACAGCCAATATGTATTTGCAGTGGGCGCGCTGGTGTGTATTCCGTGAAAATGGAATTTTCTATCAGTGGCAGGGGGATAAAGATATCGTCCTCCTGCTTAGGAAATTCTCCGAAAACTCGGACAAGGACTACATTGCTGTCTTTTCCATACTTCCGGATAAGAGATTCAATGTTCTGCTTGTTCGTTCTTGGACTATCTGCGGAAGATACCGTATGATATTTGTACATTGCACAATCCGCATGGAACGCATCAAAAAATGTGCCGGATGCCCTTGTGGGATTCCCGCACATTAAAAGTTTGTTGTTTTTCCCGGAAAGCGTACCAAGGATTGCCTCCATGATTGGATCGGCAACACCGGAAGCCTCATCCACAATAAACAGCATATGATCTTCGTGAAATCCCTGCATATTCTCCGGCTTAGTCGCTGTCCTGGCTACCGCGAACCAGCGTTTTTCATTGCCCGCCATATAAATATAGGTCTTCGTCCATTTCAGGATTTTCGAAAGCAACGGAGATTTATTCATCCATTTACTAATCTCTGACCATAACACATCGTTAAGCTGCTGCCTTGTCGGTGCGGTAGCGACTACCCGTGCATAGGGATAACAACACAGGAACCAGAGCAGAGCAACCGCCTCTAATCCTGTTTTTCCGACACCCTGACCAGATTTAATTGCGACTTTCGGATTTGCTGCCAAGTCCATCAGTGCTATCTTTTGCCATTCATCCGGTTCAAATCGCAATACCTCTCTGGCAAACAAAACGGGATTTTTTCGATACTCTGGTATCTTTTTCTGGAAATATTTTTTTCGCGACATCCGCGAATTCTTATTCATTGTTGCTATCCTCTTCTCCTAATGTCGCGGTAATCCAATCATTAACTATTTCATTTTCATCACTTTTCTCTTTTTCCACACTCGTTGTATACCCATGCCGACTCATCCACAATCCAGCAAGCTGTGAAGGAACGATTTGTAATTCAAATTTCTTACGAGCATCCACTTCACATTCTTCGCGCATACGCGTAACCATGTCCGAAAACCGTTCATCTTCTGCATAAGTATCATAAAAAGCAGAGCGGGAAATCCCCGCGTACACACAGAATCCTTCAATCGTGTAGGTGATACTGCGCATTAGTTCCTTACTGACAAACTCTGAATTTTTAGAACTGAATTCATGGGTCAGTACCACTTGATGATTGCAGTCTTCCTTGAATCTCTCCCAAGCTTCCTCTAATTGCTTTACATTCTTAAATTTCCTCGGTCTGCCCATGAATTCACCCCCTCCCAAAAAATTAGTATAAAAGGCACCTTTATCGGGTCACCTATCCTTTTACCCTTACCTTCTCCTGGCAGTTCGGGCAAATGATTTCACTTTCCCATTCGTTTATGCCAGTCTGTACAGTTTTCACATCCTCTTTTTCGTATTCAAGAAGACTGCCGCAAGTTCCACACGTTACCCGTCGTTTTCTTCCGTACTGAATCACTTTCACCGCCATCTGGCAACACCTTCCTTTCTAGACAGAAAAAAGGATGCCAAACGGCACCCTTCTTTCCGGAGTCTATAAATGCGCTTGTATCCAGCCATGACATGGTCAGGATAGCCAAGAGGGACAGCGGTATTTGCGAACACAAACACCTTTGTCATTTTAAATTATAACATGAATTTTTGGGAATTGTGGGAAAGTTGCAAAAAGTTATTGATTTTTTTTCCAATTCCACTGCGTTCTAAATGAACTACCTCCGCAATCTCCTGCAACGTCCTTCCCTCAATAAACCGCATCTCAAAAATCTGCCGTATCTCCGCATCTTCGATGCCATCAATAAAGGTTTCAATTTCCAGCATTTGCTGTTCAACCTTTTTCTGTCGTTCCTTATAGATCTGCATCATTCGGTTGATGCGGGCTATCTCCACTGGCTCATGCATCTGCACACTGATACGGTGTTCCGTGTAGGGAAACTCCTTCGAAGAGGCTTTCACCTTTCCAGCGACAATGGGAACATCCTTTTCCTGTAAGGCCTCAATCCGCCGAAGGAGAAGGAATTGTTCCCGCTTTAATTTTTGATACTCCATCAGGTCTTGCTTATCCATCCGATACCCTCACCTTTTCACACTATCTTTCTGCTTGGTCTTGCTGTTCTTCTCATCCTTGTATTTCGGGACAAGCAAGACATCATGCCCCAGCCGCTGCAATCCCTTTTTTACCTGCAAACAGATCTCTTCCCAGTTTTGCAGGATAGACCATTTGTCTATGTAAGTACCTGTCATATTGCACCCCTTTCTTATTCCACATTCTTGTAAATGCTTAATGTTAAATCAGCTCTCAATGGCTTTCCACCTATAAAATGTACTCCTAATTCATTTCCATTAAGCGAAAGAATCAGCACGCAATTGTTAAATATTGTAACGAATTCTTTCCCATCTTCAAGCCTTGCATCCTCGCCATATTCCTTGTGAAATTCTTGCATAGCAAATTTGATTGCTTTGTTTATTTCGTCCATATTGCCTCCTTTCTTCCTCATTTGTCGGAGATTTTCTACCCAATATCTCTGCTCGTCCGCTGATATAAACTCATACGGATTCACTGGTTTTTTAGAAGGCTCTGGTTTAACCCGTATTGGCTGGTACTCCGTTTTTGATTTTCCCACTGGTTCCATCACAATCCCGCCGTATGTGCCATAAATGAATGCCTCCAACTCGTCCGTTCGGGCTTTCTCTGCGAAAAATCGCAGCGTGTTCCAGATGGTCTTTCTGCTCTTACTTTTGTCGGACTTATTTTCAAACAGTTGAGTAGCCTCCCGTGCAAACATTCGCGCTCCGGCTACGATATACCGCGCCTCGAACATACGAATAATGTCCTGTGCTGTGCATGGTTTAAGATGTTCCATTCGCATCACTCCAATCAAATTTTTTACCGCACTCATGGCAATATTTGTGTTTTTGCTTTATGCTTCTCCTTGCACCGCAACAAGGACAGAAATAATAAAAATTGTTTGTGATTGGTTGCTCTGGTTTCTGCTTTTCCAATGCAATAATTGCCATATCACAAGCGGCACCCGCCTCTTTTTGTACACATTCATATGTTTCCTTAAATGCCATTTGCCACGCAATCGCCCTTTCAATTTCCATCCCCTAATCTAGTACCTCCCCTATTCCTGTTTCTTTTTCTCCCGCCATTCTTTGATACGCTCTACGGCAGCTTCTTTCTGTTCGTCCGTCATTTCCCTTATCGCAATATCCGACCGAAAGGAGATTAGCCGTTTATGCGTTTCATAAGTCTTTCCGACTAACTCACCTCCCTGTAACCTGTGTTCTTCTTTCAGTGTCCAATGCGGAGCTTTTTCGCTTTCTGCCAGCTTATCCAGCCTCGTCATGATTGTGCTGTCAGAAGTATAAATCATGCAGATATCGCTATCTCTCATAAAACTTATGGTGGTTTCCTGCTCGGATATACTTAATCCCATATTCTCCTGCCTTTCCACAATCTCCCTAAATCCCATTAACAGCCGTATCAACACAGTCCTTCAACATTTTCGCGATATCGTATATCTTGTAATCGCAGTTTGTTTCTGTGACAGACTGTATTTCGGATTGAAGAGATTTCATTTCTTCTTCCGACAACTCCAAATAGATTTCCATTACAGCATTTTTCATACGGTTTAATATTGGCATTTTTGCAGGAATATTACCAACTGGATTATTTTTACTCATACTGTTTCCTTTCTTATCCCCCTAAACCCCATGTGTGCAGATTCAGGAGGATTGTACTAAATTTAAGTTGATATTGTTTCCAGATAATCAAATATAGTTATCTGCCTATCTTCCCTTGCACCGCCCACAGCTACCATGATTCCGGCTGTTGTGGTCTATGGCTTTTGCACCGCGATATGGCTTGCGGTGTTCTTTGCCGTGGGCGATAGATTTGTCAAGGCTCATGGTATTGGACACCATTCAAGTGCATCAGTACATACATAATCTCCAGTTGACGTTGAATAATAATTTTTTCCATTGCGAAATGCAAGTTCTACTTTTCCGTTTTGGCGTTTTACAAGCACATCTTTATTTTCTTCCGGTATTCTGTCCTTACACGGAATCCACCCGCCGCAATCCTCCGCTACCAGCTCCATATTCGCCGCTTGAAGTTTTTCGGAGAGGGATTCTATGGTGTCGGCAGCTTGATACAAGATGCTTGCTGTACCAAGTATAGCGTCCCCGCTTGCTTCGTGCGCGTAAGCACACGCTTTAATCTCTTTTATTTGCTGTGAAATCATTGACATTTTCCATATCCTCCTTCCGATATGGGAATTCCCATATCGGACTATTCTCCTTCTGCACCAATGCATCCCAGGACTTTCACCATGACTCCCATTAGCAGCGGATGTTCCCTTCCCCGTTTCATTAGGTCATGTACCTGTTCCATAAGCTGCTGCCATTCCACATCATTTGTCGGGGGATGTTCCACCCAATGCACCATAAAATCCCTCGTCCGGTCAAAAATCCATTCCACCTGCTTTACGGTAATCCTGCTCTCATTCATCCCAGTTCCTCAATCTTGATATAGATCCCCGGATGCTCCGCCCAAAACTTTTCCACCAGTTCCGATACCACCAGCGCATCATCTTTCCAGTAGTGCAGCTCCGTCATGGTATCTTTAAGCATCTTCTGAAGATTGTCCGTGTCCGGTCGGCTCGTCTTGTATTCGCCATCCCGGTGTGTCCCCCGTGGGAATAGCCAGCGCACAATCAACCGCACAGCTCCACAATATTCCTTTTCCGGAATATGCCGCCCCAAATGCGCTTCCAGTTTCTGCTTTGCTACTTTCAACTCTGCTGGCATATAAAATACGGGCTTTCCCTTTACCACGCTTACCTGCTTTTCCTGATATGTGCAGGACGGTGGAATCATGCTCATAAAGAATTCCGTTGTTGCCATCAGTACCACCCCCGTTCCCTCTCACCTTCATCAGCAGGCTCCCGGAAATGGATGTTATAATTATCCGGGATAACCAGCCCTTCCCGCAATGCCCCTGACATGTCAGCCCATATTCCCCTGTTTTCCAGGTAAACATCATAGTCTTTTACAAACTCACTGCTACAGTCACCGTCAAGGAAATAAACAATTATTTCCGCATAGGCGTTAGGGTTGAAACAATTGCTTCTCCCTTCCTCCCCTGTTATTTTGTTTTTGACTTTCATTCTTGCCTTCCCCTTCCTCAAATTTCCCTGCCCAAGGTTGGTGCCCCTCGTGTGCGGGGTGGGTGGTCGTCGTGCGTCAGCTTCCGCACGACTACCTACCCCCGCATGAGGGGGTGCGCAAGCATACGTTATGTATGTATATACATAGGGTCTTGCGCACCCACCCATGCGCATTGCGCAAAACATGGTCAGCCGCATGGGTGCGCAGTATGCGCAACATCTATTTATGCGCACCCATGCGCATGTGCGCAATACCTAATCATGCACCCTCCTTACATATGACTTCCCGTCTTCCCTGATATATTTTTCAAAATCTTTTTTTAAATCATTTTTTTGTCGTTTCGTATCACCAAGCCATGCAAGGAGTTCCTTTGACGATATATTTAATTTTTCTGCAAGCTCCTGTGCTGGCACTTCCCTGCCATCCATTTCAATATTGGAAAATTCAATCTCGAACTCATTCAATTTTTTTTGCCGGTTATCCTCTGCCTGTTTCTTCCGCTTTTCGGCTGCTTTTTTCCACACTGGCACCTCCTCATCCGGGTCGGTATCCACAAGGATACCTGTCATATCTACCCTATGTACTGGGTAATCAAACCATAGGTTCACAGGGTCAAATTTCGGGAATTCCCGCAACGTGCCATCAACCCGCCACGCCGTCATTGCCTTCCCCTTCTGTTTTGCCTGGGATACCGCCCTGCCAAGTTCCCCATACTGCTGCCCGGACAGCTTCTTTTTACAGTATTCCTGCATTTGTGCGCTACTGCACAAGGCATCCTGGGAAACGTCATCCCCCCAGTCCTTAAAATACGCATCCAGATATTCCTGGCATACTTTGCACACTGTTTTATTTTCTTCCTGCTTCCGCAGGTCTTCCGACACCTCCAGTTCAATCAGGTCAAGCAGCGCGTCCGGATCGCGTGCAAACACTCCGGAGCCAGAAGCTCGATCCATGGATTTCTTTCCACTTTGTCCCCCTTTTGAATGGTGGTGACAATAGATTACCGCACAGCCAAGTTCCGTGCATACTTTGTCAAACTGATTACAAAATTCCGCCATCTGGTTCGCGCTGTTCTCGTCCCCGGTGATCACCTTATAAATAGGGTCTAAAATCACAGCGATATACTCTTTTTTGAGTGCCCTGCGGATAAGTTTTGGTGCAAGTTTATCCATGGGAACGGATTTCCCACGCAAGTTCCAGATATCGATATTGGCAAGATTTTTTGGATTCCAGCCCAGCGCGCTGTACACATCCGCAAAACGATGCAGACAGGATGCACGGTCAAGTTCCAGATTGACATACAATACCTTTCCCTGATTGCATTGCCAGGAAAGCCACCTTCGCCCTTCTGCAATGGCAATGCACATTTCAATCAGTGCGAACGATTTGCCCGCCTTGGATGGTCCTGCAAGCAGCAGCTTATGTCCCTGCCGCAGGATCCCATCAATTAGGGGTGCAGCCAGTTCCGGCAGATTGTCCCATTCCGCTGCCAAATTCTCTGTGTCTGGAAGATCATCTTCTCTCTCTTCCATCCACGCTTCCCACTCCATCCATGAACGTTTTCCGATATTGACCGCTACCAAAAACTGCTTGTGTCCATTTCTTAAAATCCCTGGCATTCGGCTCATCCTGGAAGGGTTTTTGTTTTGTGTATCGACTTCCAAGCCGTTCTTTTTACAAATAGCATAGAGGTATTTCACCCGTTGTTCGTACTCTGCCTGATTCCCCGCATCGATATGTACAATGGCGTGCAAACTTTTGTTTCCACTGTGTACCAATGCAGCAATAGGGAGTTCTAAGTGGCGCAGGATAGCGTTCTGTTTGTCGATTTCCTCCTTGTCCGACTCCACTAAGGCATATCGATATTCTGTGACATTTTCGTTCCTTATCCCTTTGCCATCCAGCGGATTAAAACGAATCCATGCCCCCGCTTCTTTTCGGTAATCCCCCAGTACTGCCCCAATATCTCCCCTGCATTTTTTTAATGCCTGAATCAGTTGCCCCGCTGTCCGGTCACAACTCCCCTTTGTCGGTTTATAGGTTCCATCTTCCTGCTTCCATGTTTCTGTCACATAGCCCACATGATCCGATGGGACAAACAATGTTTCCAGATAGCGGATCAGCTCATCCACGGGTTTCCAGTCCTCCGGCTCCACAATCTTCTCACAAGATTTTTTGCTGCCATTTTCCACAGAACTTTTCGAACCAATTGTTCCCTCCCAGTCAATTTCCCCGCCAATATTCGATGGTCGCCAGCCATTCTGCCGCGCCAGCTTTACAATTGTCCCTGCAGTAACTGGGGTGGCAGCACCGCGAAAGGATGCCCATTTTCGCGCACATTCTCCGCGCCGATACCGTTTATCTGCCTTACTCCAACAATCCCAGTCCTCTAAAAGATACCCCTCTTCCTTCAGTGCCATTCCAATCCCAAGCCATTGCTGATAACTTAATTCGGCTGGGTTGATATAGGGCAGCAGTTCCAGCAGATTATATTTATGTTCTACCATTCAAACTCACCTTCGCTCTGTGATGGAAGATATTCCGCTGGCTGGATGGAAGAGGGAACCATCCAGCCATTCGCCGCGATCCGGTCAATCATATTTTTTGCTGTGCCAAACTGCCATGTGCCAACATGATTAAATCCCTTGCTTTCTAAGAATCGAATCTGTTTCGGTGTAGTTAAGCCTTCCCTCCTGCGTTTCTCCAGCCTGTTTAACAGTTTTGCCGCTTTCCCCGCATTTTCAATGTTATCAGAGGAAATTCCCAGCCGCTCAAGGCTCGCCAACTGCTTCTCGCTTGCTGGTCCCATTTCCCAGCCAAACGCAGGGACATAGTTGGATAAATCCTCTGCCTGGATGGACAGTTCAAACTGCAAAGGGTCTACCAGTTTTCCCTTGCGATTTTTCATCTCTCTCAACTGGTTTGCCAGGGACTCTTCACGCTGCGCTATCACATCCTGTGATGCAGTGCGCTCCGCTTCCTCTAAGTCAACCGCCATTCCAGACTCTTCCAGATTTTTTGTCATCCTTTCTGCCACTTCATCATTCTCGCAGATCAGATGCGCCGGATGGCACAGTTCGTGCCGTTCGGTATGCCACAAAAAATCCAGCAATAGCAAATATTTCTTTCCCGGATACAGCCTGGTTCCCCGTCCTACCATCTGCGCATACAGAGCGCGTACCTTGGTTGGACGAAGCACAACAATACAGTCCACATTCGGGCAATCCCATCCTTCGGTTAGAAGCATGGAATTACAAAGTACATCGTATATTCCCTCCTCAAATCCTTTGAGAATTTCTGCGCGGTTCTTGCTCTCCCCATTTACTTCCACTGCCCGAAATCCTTTTTCCTCCAAAATATCCCGGAATTTCTGACTGGTTTTCACAAGGGGCAGAAAGACAACGATTTTTCGTCCCACACAGTATTTTTTCATCTCATCCGCGATCTGATATAGATAGGGGTCAAGTGCGCAGCCAAGATCTGCTGTTTTAAAATCGCCTCCCTGAATTCCCACCCCGCTTAAATCCAATCGCAGCGGAATCGTCTGCGCCCGGATTGGGGTTAAGTACCCTTCTTTAATCGCTCTCTGCAACGTGTATTCATAGGCAAGGGATTGGAATACTGAACCAAGATTTTTCATATCCCCGCGATCCGGGGTTGCGGTTACTCCTAATACCTTTGCCTTATCAAAATGGTTTAAGATATTCTGGTAGCTGTCTGTAATACAGTGGTGTGCTTCATCAATAATAATCGTATCGAAATATTCTTTGGCAAACTGCCGCAGTCTGCTTTCCCGCATCATGGTCTGGACGGAGCCAACCACCACCCGAAACCAACTCCCCAGACAGGACTGTTCCGCTTTTTCCGTTGCGCAGAACAATCCGGTGGTCTTTGCAATCTTATCCGCCGCCTGTTGTAAA